GTACGGGGTGTACGGCCCGTACGAAGACCCCGGACGGTAGCCCTGGCGCTGAACGCCCCCGTTGCCGAAGGTACGCTCGACGGTCGTGGTGAGCGTGTCGACGATCAGGTTGTTGACCGACGGAAGCAGGACGTCCGTGAAGACCGTCTTGATCACGCTGCCGGCGTCCTCGATCGTGAACATGCTACGGAAGCGTTGCCAGGCGCTCTTCTTGTGCTCGACGACTGTGCCCGTCACGACCTTCTTGATCGCGGGGCGCTCGACGACGGGCTTCTCGATCTTCTTCTGCGCGTGCGCGTTGCTCGGGAACTCACCGGCACCGGGAAGTGGTGTGGTAGCCATTGCCAAATTCCTTTCGAAGAAAAACAGAAGGCCCGATTAAGGGCCCCCTGTTGTGATCAGTTGAGGTTGAAGGCTTTCAGCGTGGGCGTGTCGTCCTTGACGGCTCCAACAAGCACGTCGAACGTCTCACCGGCGTACTTGGCTGCGAGGCTGCCGCCAGCCATCATCAGGCCGAAGCGCCCCATGTGCTGGCAGATCCGGATGGGGAGTCTGCTGTGCATGGGAACGATACTGCGGATGATGTTGCTGACGGCGATCTCGGCGCCGACGTCGGTGGAGAACGTGACGATGTGTCGGGCGATCTTGAGCTTGTTCATGGCGATTCCTTTCAAGAGGTGTCTGGTCGTTATAGGCCATGTGTTTGGTGCGACGGACGGTGGGGGCATTGCACTTGGCGGAAGTGCATGCTGTCGTTTAAGGCTAGGCGTCACATAGTTTTTCGCCAGCCCCCGAGAGAATGCTAGACGATCTTGCCGGCGCCCTCGATGAATGCCAGACGATCGGCCTGGCTCAACGCCGTGAAGTCGACGAGCGACAGTTCCGTCTGCATGGGGACGTCCTTGACGACCGAGAACACCGGCTCGGCCTTCTTCAGGTGGTCCTGCGGAACGAGCCGGGGACGCGGGCCCCCGAGGTTACCCGGCTCGTGTCCGTCGTCCGGCGCCTTGATCATCGCCTGCTTGGCCTGCTCAGCCTTGCCCGCCTCCATCATGCCCTCCGGCATGAGGCCGTTGAAGAAATCGGCTGCGCGATCCGGGTTCTTGAACAGGTCCATGAAGATGATCGAGAACGCCTCGGTGTGCGAGAACGCCTCGGTGTCATCCCGCTTCTTGGAGAACTTCCGGCTGACCTCGCCGCGCTCGCCGTAGGCCGAGAGGACGAACTCCTTGATGACGGAGAGGATCAGCTGCGGGTCCTTCGAATCGACGAGGACCTGCATGGACTCCGCGTAGCCGCCGGCACGGCTGACCTGGAGCTCGAGGATCTCGGCCTCGGTCAGGTTGAAGTAGAAGTTCTCGGTGCACGAGACGTTGTCGCAGTCCTTGTAGGTGACGGTCTTCTTGAGCATGTGAGGTCCTTTGTTTTGAAGTGGGCGAAAAGAAAAGGAACCCTACGCTTTTTAGGGCATAGGGTTCCTCGACAACCTGCGGGGGCAGATGGATCTGGGAGGTCAGTCCTCCGTCGAGTCCGTTTCCGACTCGAGGACGAGCATCGCTCCCTCGACCTGAGCGTGGTTCCGCAGGGCGGACAGGGCGACGACGCTGAGGGCGCCGGCGACTGCCGCTCCGAGGTACTTCACGGGGCGAGAGGTGATGATCGACCGGAGACGGCTGGGGGTCTCGACGATGATGACGGGTTCCTGCTGGTCCATGGTGGGTCCTTTCGTAGGGGATGTCATTATGAGCCGTGTGTTTCTTGCGAGGACTACGAGCAGTCACTCACGCATGCATCGGAGAGTTCAGTGAAACGCCTTGTAGTAGTTCGCTTCCGGAGCGCGAATATACCCCAGCGAGAGACAGGGTTTGCCGTCCTTAGCCAGCGTCGTGGTGATGTGGAGCTCGAGCAGGTGGTCAGACGACCAGCCAAGTTCCTCGCCGATCGTGGTTCCATCGAGACCGAGGAGATCCCAGAACTCGTTCAGGGACGCGTACCCATCGTCGAGGATCTGCTTGTTGAGGTCGTTCCTGGCCCCGTGAAGCTTCTCCATGCTGGTCGTGAAGTACCGACCAGATATGGCGTCATAGCAGACGACGTCCTGGGTGTCCGTGATGACGATCTCGGTGGTTGTCGGCGGGTTCCGAGTGACTTGGTCCTGGGCGACAGCGTCCCGGACCTTCTCCTCCTTCTTCTTGCCGATGGTCTCAGTGACCTTGTCCTTGTACTCCGAGAACGCCTTCTCAGAGAGCGAATATGCGCCAGCGAGTGCTGCTGCGCGTCGTCCGCCGATGTGGTTCGCGCCGATGGTGCACGCGACCGTAAGGACACCCATCCCGACTGCGGGCATGAAGAGTGGCCATACAATCCTGACCTTCTCCTTGACGGTGAGTTCCGCGGGCCCACTGATGGGGTGCCCATGACGGATCTCCTCGCGGGATATGGCACGAGATGCCTTGGCGCCAGCGTTGGCCGCAAAGAGTCCCGTGGTGATCGTCCCTGCGACTGCGACAGCGGTGAGGATTGCCGGCGCGTTGTGCTTGACCACGAGTTGCGTGGCCTTGATGATGCTACCGATCTGCATCGATCCTCCTTTCAAGAGGCTCAGAAAAAAGATGAGAACAGGTAACTGGCCCAACTAAAGTCAGTTCGTTAAGCGTCTGTTTTTTCCGTGGCGCCACACTGGGCAGGGTTCGGACCTGCGCATTCGTGTCTCAGTACCCTTGCGGGTCTATTCTCATTATGACCCGTGTGTTTACTGCGAGGGCGCGCCAGCCTTCTGGTCGAGAGCAACCAGCGCCTTGTAGAGCACCGGCCACTTCTTCTGGAGTTCCCTCTTCTGCTGAGCGTGGTAGTTCGGGTTGATGCCGGCAAACCGCCACGCGTCCAAGACATGCTGGATGGCGTTGAGCAAGGCAATCTCAGCCTCAGTGTCGTCCATGGTACTACCTTTCGGGTTGGGTCGTGCAGAAAAGAAAGGAGACCTTGTTAGGGGTCTCCAGTCTGTCTAGCCCTTGCGGATCTCGCGGACGAACACCCAGATGAGCCAGAGGCCTCCGGTGATGACCGTGAGAACACAGTCAACCAGGAAGCGGAAGAGGCCGTATTTTTGGTTGTTCATGAGATTTCCTTTCGGAGTAGGGTCATGTCATTAAGACCCATGTGTTTCGTGCGAAGAAAAACGAAAGGCTACCTTTTTAGGGGTAGCCAGACGTTCTAGTCCTCCGGGTTCAGAGGGACGACGGTGAGGTCGGGTCCGTGCTTCCGGAGCTTACGCGCCGCGATCTTGTCCTTGACGGAGCTCACCACACCGACAGCGCCGAGGCCGACGACGAACAAGACGGGGACCGCGAGTGCGGCACCGATCTGGATCGCGGCGGACGTGAGCTGCTGCTTGGTGGTGGGGGAGTCTTGGAGCAAGACAACGGTGACGGGCTCCTGAGGCTGGTTCTCGGTCACGGTAGTGTCCTTTCAAAGCGTAGGGGATGTCATTATGAGCCATGTGATTCTTGCGGACAAAAAATGAAGACCCCAGCGTTCAGGAACTAGAGGCGATCTTGATGGTGAATCGATCAAGCGTAGTCCAAAACATTCTGGGGCTCTCCATTTGAAGATGGATTCTTACAATCGGCGACAAGGGTGTCACGGACGGTTTACGTTCCATTCTTCATTAAGACCCATGTAATTCTTGCGAGCAAAAAGTGAAGAGCCGTATCTTTGCAATCGGATGCAGTATCAGCCACTCTCAGGAGTTGGGCGGGTACAAGATATGGGTCTTCATTAAGCGCCATGTAAATCCTGCGACAAAAAGAGAAGACCCCAGGAACTTCGGCGGTCGGGACAGTTAAGCCTGCCGATCGCTTACCCATTCCTGGGGCCTTCAGATTTGATCGCCCTAACGGCGGGATCGATAGATCCACTTGGCCGCCCACGCGATGATGAGCACGGGGAGCAGCATGAGCGCCACAAGGATGGTGACGGACAGGCCGGCCTTGGCTGCATCGGATGGGCGAATGTTGTTTGTCATTTCGGTTCCGTTCTGTTGAGGGGGTGTCATTATGACCCATGTATCCCTCGCGAAAAGAAAGAGCCCTTGTTGGGGGCTCAGTCTCAGGAGACGGACACGATCTTGTAGGTGTAGTACACACCGAGGAGGTGCCTCGTGATCTCGATCTTGATGTCGCCGTTGGGCGCGAACCGCAGCAACTCCTTGATGGATGGCCGGTGCTTGTAGTAGCGCTGGTAGTCCTCGTGGGAGTGGAAGTGGTGTACGCCGGGGGCGAACTTCAAGACCTTGAGCGAAGTGGTCTTCGACATGGTATTCCTTTGTTAGAGGGGGTGGTCTCATTAAAGCCCATGTAGTTCTCGCGAGTTGTTTTGTTCCACGGATTTGACCCCCTCGGGAAAATTTTACAACCCATGTAGAACGTAGAGGCCATGTGGGTTTTTAGGTCCACACATGGCCTCTACGTTCTGAGGGTCTTGCTGGTTAGCGCGGGTTCTTCGGCTTGGGCGAGAAGCCCAGCGACTTGGTCGTGATGATTCCACGGCCCACACCCTCGAACAGGAGGATGAGGACGACGGAACCGACAGACGCGGCAGCGGCGATCAGGCCGTCTTTGCTCACGCGATTGCGGGGCTCCTGGGAGTCCTTCATCTTGTAGAGCTTGACGAGCTGGTCGACCGTTTTCGTGTACTCATCGGAGCCGTCGGTCGCACCTTTGAGGAAGGCGTGGGCGTCGTGGATGGCATCGTCGAGGTCGTCAGGGACTGGCTTCTTGCGTTTGAACATGGGCTCTCCTTTCAAGAGGGTCTCACTATGACCCATGTATCTCCCGCGTCAGAGGGGAGGCACGACCTTGAGGCAGATCTCCGGCTTCTGGATCAACAAGGAGAGAGGGCCGTTGAAGACGAGACTGGGGGGCACCTCCGGGTTACCGGAAGTCAGGACCTCCCCGTCGTACTTGGCGTCGCTCTTGTTGTAGGCAGAAGTTGAGATGCTCAGAAGGGCACCGAGGAAGACGTCAATCACTGTGATGGTGCCAATCACCTGCTCACCCGCGGGAAGGCCCCAGATCGTCGACAAGGCGAAGTAGAGCGTCCCTAGAGCAGGAAGAAGGATCTGCGCGATCCATTTCAGAACGTCGTACAGACTGCGGTTGATCATGCTACCTCCTTGCAGATATGGTTCAACCCTTGGACATCGACTCAAATATCCACGCCACGAACGAGATCAGGCCTATCGAACCTCCTACGATGCCGACAATCATGCTGACTAAACCACGCGTGTCCGTGTGCACGGCGTGTTGCGCGCCCTGTTGTTCTTTGACGGTCATCCCCGAGGCGATGATGGTGTTGACCTGCAACTTCAGGTCGTCCACGGACTTGGCCAATGACCGAGTCTCGCTGATCGACAAATCACGGTTTGTCTTGATTGTCTCAGCTGTCGCGTTCTCCGATTTGGTGATCGCCAGACCATTTGACTTGTCTTGGGCGACTGCCTGCTTTTCCTGGGCCTGGAAGGCCGCAGTCACTGCCAATTCGGAGTTCCGGGTCTCGCGCTCCTGTCGGGTGTCACGCTCTTTGAATTGCGTGGAGACTGAAGCGAACTTCTCTGAGATCAACTCGCGAAGGTGGCCTTCTCTCCGAGTTATCTCGTCGCGGACGGCCTCAGTTTCCCGAAGAACCATCGCCATCGTCAACGCGGTCGGGTCTGCCAGCGGTGTTTCCGTCGCCGGTGCTCGTCGTTTGCTCACTCACTGCCTCCACACGTTGTTGATGTTGATGACCCGAATGGCTTGCTTCCATACGCCCCCAACGTTGACGTACGGGATGGCGTTTTTCCACACACCACCGACGTTGACGTAGACACCGGGCAACGTCTTGGCTGTTGACCGTGCAGACCATCCGCCAGTACCTCGAGCATTTACACCTCGAGACCAGAAATAGTAATCAGTTCCAGGCAGTAGGCCGTTGACAGTGAGCGTCCCGTTGGACGTTACTACCGTTTGCGGAGCGGTCGGACTGGTGCCGTAGCCGAGTTCCCAACGAGTGATTGTTGCACCACCATCACTACGACCATAGAACTGCGTGGCCATGCTGTTTTGTGTGATGGCAGTGAGGGTAACCGCACTTGTCGGATCTGGCACCGTGGCTAGGGTGTAGAAGCTCTGCATGGGATACCACGCAGAGTAGATCCCAGCAGTGCTGAGAACTCGAGCTGTGTAGCAGTACCAGTGGGCTCGTTGAAGATTCGTAGCAGTGAAGGTTCCACCGGATGCCTCCGCTACAACGTTTCCGCCCTCGTATGGCCACGCGTTGTTCGTGAGGATGTAGGCGAAGTAGTTGGATATGCCCGCACCGCCGCCGTCCGTAGAGGCTCCAACGACAATGCGAGCACTAGTAGCCGTGATGAAGTCTACGGATGTTGGAGGCGCACTCGGGTTGGTGTACTGCCGTCCGGGCATTGGGTAGTCGACAGTTACAGTGGACGTCCCACCACCAGGCAACCCAGAGGCAGACATTGTGATGTGCGCCGAGCTACCGCCGTAGACTATAGTGCACTCGAAGTCTCGCTGGGCGATGAGGTAGTTACCCGCTCCGCTGAACGAGTGGTTATCTGCAGACCAGGATCCCGCCGGGTCGGAGCCGTTAATCGCGTTCATCGAGTCTGTCACGGTGTTCTCAAAGACTATCCGATATGAGATACGCAGTGGCGTTGTCGAGATTTGTTTTGCGCCATCGTCGGTAACGAACAACTGGGCGTACCAATGACCGCCGGCGCCGTAGGAAATTCTGTTACCGTTGTACCACCCAGACATCAGGGCAGCGTCTTGAAGTAGATGTCCCCCGGAGACCCGCCACTTGGGTCAGCAGTGCCCGAACTGATCCCCGCAGAGGTCCTGAATGCGGCCTTTGAGATTGGGAACAGCCCCTTGGTCTGTGCGATGTAGTCACGTGTACGGTTGATCTCCTGCGCACCGTAACGGACTTTTGCCAACTCCTGGCCCGTGTCTGGAACGAGCGGGAATCCTGCTGCCGTTGCGTCGTCTCCCACAGCCATGGTAAAACCTCCTGCTCGTGTTACACGTCGGCCCAATCCCCAAGAGCGTCGTTCCAGTACCCCAGAGTATCCCAGGAAAGCCAGGATCCAGGTGTAATGAGAAGTTCGCTCACGAGCGTTGGGTAGGATTTCTCGCCTGATGCATCGGACGTTCGGATCTGCTCGTCGACTCGCATGTTGGTCGCGAGACCGTCTGAGCTGCGTACCTCTACGAGGTCGCCTAGGTCGTAGTCTCCATTTGGCCCATACGAATATGAACCAAACTGTGGGACCTCGCCATCAAAGGCGATAACTACCTGGTTCTCAGCAAGCTTTTCCTTACCTCGCTGTATGAGAGCCGCTGTTAACGGGGCTCCCGCAACAAGATCAATGTCATCTGCGTTTACGTACATGACTCGCCGGTTGAACCCAACAGCACTCGCTGCGTCCCACCCAATTCCATAGGCAATCGCCGAGCCGTTCTTAGACATCACGTACGCCACGGTCTTCTGCAGCGCAACTGAGGTGAGTTCTGAGGTGTCTGACAGATTGTCCAGTTCAGGAGAGAACACCACAGCCGGGCGAACTGACTGCAGAGTGGTATGATCGTCCCCGGTGTACACGTCGAAGTAGAGCTGAGAAGCATCCGCATTTCGGACCAAACGAAAGCCCATCTTGTACAAGTCGCACAACTTCACGAGCACGTTATACACCGAGTCGATGTCCAGCGAAATCGTGATTTCTTCAGACGGCTCTGCGATCGTTCCAGCAGTAAATATGGTTCCCGCCGTGTAGAACGGGACTCCATCGCTTGCGTTGTTGATCTTCGTAATGCAAATATCAGTGAAGACCTTTCGCGCAATTGCTGCTGGGAGTCCCGTGATGTCCCACTTGGGTGTTGCTGTGAGACTCACTAGACCAGGTGTGGCAACACGATCGCCGAGAACTACTGCCTCGACGCCTCTTCCAGAAACCTTCAACACCCGGGTCCCATCGGAGTTGAGCGTATCTACGACTGTGTCGATCTGACATACCCGGTCAGTGTTATCAACCGTGCAAAACGTGCCAGGGACTATCGCCGATCTGGAGTTTCTATCAGAGGCAATCTCCAACTGGAAGTCGCCGGCAAGTCTGAACCGCTCAGTCCAGACGAGAGACTCATACATGTCAAATATGGCGATCCTCCGAAGCTGGTTGTCCAGCGTAAAGAACTCCATCACAGCCCTCCATACTTAGCGAGGTACTCGACCGTGTACGGAACTGCTGCACCAGCCGCAGCGACACGGATATGGTTCGTTCCTGGGAAGAAGTTCACCCAGGTAGAGACTGGAGACACACCGTAGAGCACGGAGGATATGGCGCTCGCATGGGTAAGCCAAGCGCCCTTTGCCCCGTTGAGCGTGTCGATCTCCAACACGTCGCCAGAGACAAGGTCTCCGACGTACTCGAGCGAGTAGATAACCCCGCTTGCCGTTCGGTTGTAGATCGTGAATGTTGTGAGAGCACGATTGGCCAGCAGCCTGAACTTGAAACCAACGGGAGACGACCCGGCGTAGGGCACCGATCGCTCGGTGGTCGTAGAGACCGTGTTGTCCTCCACGACCACCGAGTTCGGTGCGCTGAAATCTGGGTCGAACGCAATCAAGGATATGGCGACCTGAGGATCCTTGGCGAAGAGCGGGGCCTCGCAAGACTCCACCTCGGCCTGAACCTGAACGAAGAGGACGCCGTCCATGTAGAACTTCAGCAGAACTGCAGACTTCGGCATCAGGTACTGGTACAGATAGTTCCTGAGGGCCCGAATGTCAGTCGTCGCGTAGTCGGGGGCGAACCCTACCGTGAGCACAATGTTGCGGTCCTCTCGAGAGCTGCTCTGGCGCTTTGTGCCGTCGATCTGAGCAAACTTCGAGCGAACGATCGTGCTCTTGACAGGATCCAGCCCCGTGATGTCCTGCACCACAAAGCCGGCGCTGGTATCGTCGAGAGGAAGCGACAGGGTCGTGCCCTGCAAGGTAACAACTTCGACCTTAGTGAGCATTTGCCCGTAACCTCTCTGCTTGGACTGACAACTGGTTCTTGGTTTGACGGTAGACCTCAGCCGGAGAGATTTCCTTCGGCGAGGTGTTGTACTGGTTGTACGTGATGGCGCTCTCAGGAGCTTCAGTCGCCACAGATATGGCTTCCTGTGCTGCCTGAGTGGATGTAGAAATGTCCCGGGCGCTGTTTGATGAGGTTACCCCCATGATTGGTTGAGCGGCCAGCAGACTGTTCATCTGCTTTGCGCCAGCCTGGACGTCCGTGAGGTCCAGCACGGGCTTGATGACCGGGTTGAGATTGACACCCAAAGCGAGGTCGGAGGCGTTTGACATCCCCTTATTCAATCCCTGGACTGCCTGGTTCCCAGTCCTCGTGGCCGCGTTGTAGACGGCCATGCCCATGTCATCGATGCCCAGTACAACACCCTCACCGACGCCAAGAGCAATCTTCCTCGTGACCTTCGATGGGGAGTTGATGTGCAAGATGCTCTTGATGGCGTCAGGGATGCCAGCGACAAGCCTGCCGGCAGCGCCAACGACACTGCCCACACCTGCTCTGAGGCCAGACGTGATTCCGTCAACAATTGCGCCAGCGAGGTTGCTACCTGCGGTGTTCATCGCTCCCGAATTCGAGCGAATGGACGAGGCCAAACTGTTGACGAACTTGACGACTGTACTCATGGCCGCTTCTGCGATTCGCCCAGCGGCGTTGCCAATGCCTGTGACGAAGGTGATGATGAGATCGGTACCCGCAGAAATGATCCGCCCCATGTTGGCGTTGAGGCCGTTGAGGAAGTTAACCACGAGGTTGGTTCCCGCGGTAATGATCCTGCCGATGTTGTTACTGATGCCGTTTAGGACTCCAGTGACAATCTTAAGACCCGCGTCCACGAAGAACGGAATCAGAACGACGATAGCGTTGACCAACGCCTTGATGAGCACGATCATGGTGTCGATGATGGGCTGGGTTAGCGTTACGATGGCCTCGAGCAACTTCAGGATGAGAACCACACACGCGTCGATGAACGGAGGAACCGCTGCGACAATCGCAGCAATCAGCGACAGAAGCAACGTAGTTAGCGCTGCGACAATCGCCGGACCACCTTCAGATATAACGACAGCGAAGGCCAGAATTGCGAGCCCAAGCTGTTGTGCTGCCAGTGGAAGAATCTGCAGAATCGCCATCATGGCTGCAGTAAAGCCAGCCGCTCCAGCAAGTCCAGCAGCGCCGAGCATGGTGAAAGCTAGCGCGAATAACATCGCTCCAGCACCTGCAAGGAATAACGCGCCACCCAGAAGCGCAAGGGCAAGGCCCAAAGCAATCATGATTGGAATGATAGGCGTCAACGCTACTGCCGCGACGGCCATGATAACTATCATCGCAACGAGTGTGAGAAGCGCCTTCACGATGGTGCCAATGTCAATGCTCGCAAACATCTGCAGAGCCTTTGCGAGAAGCATGAGTCCTACTGAAACCACCACGAGAGCAAGCGCCCCCGACATCGCGTTCTGCATGAACATCATGCCAACGCCAAGGACGAGTAGAGACACGCCGATGTAAGCCATTGCCTCTGCAACCGTTTGCACATCCAATGCTGCAAACGTCTTAATTACCACGGCAAGGAGCAGGAGCGCGACGGACAAGACCGCTATGGCTGCTGCATTCTTGAGCATGCTCTCCTCGGGCATAACCTTCATGGCTAGACCCAGAACAACAAGCGAGGCTGCAATATAAGCCAGTCCTTCGGCGACCGTCCCAATATCCATGGCCGAGAAAGCCAGAATTGCCACTGCGAATAGCTGCATTGCAATTGCGATGACCACAAGAGCTGCTGCGTTCTTTAGCATACTCTCAACAGGCATTTGGTCCATTTCTGAAGTCAGGATCTTGAGAACAATTCCCAACGTCAGAACACCCTTGGCGAGTTCCTCCCAGGACATGGCTGCAAATATCTTGAGTGCTGCCGAGAGAAGCAGGACTGCGACAGCGACTAACGTGAGAGTTACACCAAGCGCAAGGATCTTCGCCGTCTCGACGGGCTGTACTGACGACGCGAAACTCTCCATCGACAGCATCAGCATCTTGAGCAACAGCGCGATTGCAACTGTCGCCGCAGTAAGGTCGCCCACCTTGATCGTGGACAAGACCCAGATAGAGGCCGCAAGAAGGGCGATGGCAATGCCGATCTTCATCAAGGTACCAGCCTTGACATTATCTTGCATTGCCACGAGGTTGGCATTCAGGGTCGCGAATATCGCCCCGATGTTGTCGAACGTCCTCGATGCCGATGTAAAGAGCGTCCGGAAACTGTCCATGAACTTCTTGATGGACAAATATGCAGCCATGAACAGCCCGGTGTTGATCAGAGCCAACATGTCCTGACCACTGAGGTCGCTGATGACCTTCTTGACCTGTCCACCGATCCAACTGAGGAACGAGTTGAACCCTGCAACCGCGGGTGCAAGCCAGGTGCTGACCGCTTTGAACGCATCTGCAATTCGCTGCCAGATGGTGACCACCTGTGTGCCGGTGTCACTGACGCCGCCCTTGAACGTGCTTACCAGACCTGTTGCGCTGGTAGTGACGTTGTCTGAAGCAGTCTTGACGCCAGTAAGCGCGTCTCGAATGCCGAACAGAACGCCAACAGCCTTGGAGTCCTCGTCGAACCCGAAGGTCTTAGAGGCTCCACCGAAGTCGCCCTTTGTGAGGATATCCGATACGCCCTTGATGCCCGCAGCGAAGTTGACCAAATATCCCGAGGCCTTCTGGAGGAGCGAGACCACCGTTCCCATCGGCCCCTGCATGTCGGTGCCCATGTTCTGGATCGACGCGGCAAGGCCCTTGAAATATGCAGCGAGTGCCTGCACCTTTGCGCTGATCAATGCGACCAGTGGAGCAAACGCCTGAACGCTGTTCTTGATCCCGTCGAAGAACCCTTGCGTGTCTCCCTTCACGAGCAGCTGAAAAGCCTGCGCGATCCGATTGACGAAGTCCACCATCGGAGCCAGAACGGCCGTCTGGTAACCCTGGAGCGCAGCGAAGAACTTCTGGACGTACTGGCCAGCGTTGATGAACTCGATGACCTTGGCGATCAGAGCCGCAAACCCTCCGACAAGCCCGAGGGTAGTACCGGTACCTATTCCGCCGATGACGGCGAAGAGGTTGACCAGATATCCGGCAAGCCCAGAGACTATGGACATGCCGAACTTGAAGACGCCGAACACGATCTCGAATATCGGGGCGAGGTTGACCAAGCCCGACGTGATCTTGACCAGGACGTCCGTAACAGTCTTGATGGCACCGGTGAAGCCCTTGAGTCCTTTGCCCCCATCGGCCGGGAAGATCTTGGCCCATGCCTGCGTGATAGGGGCGATGATGTTCGAGATCGACTTCCAGATGTTGTCGCCGATATCGATGAGGTCCTGGCGACCACCAAGATCGCTCCATCCCTGAAGCATGGCATTACGAGCAGCGCCCATCTTGCCAATGACCGCGCCAACCTTGTCGTTGATGCTGGTGAAGAGGCCTGTAGCCGACTCAAAGTCTCCGAGGACGATTTCAGCAGTCTGCGCCCATGTAGACCCAACGGCCTCACGCATGGTCCCGATCAACTGCGTGAAAGTACGGACCTTTGTTGCCGCATCCTGAGCGGTCTGCGCCGAGGATGTAAAACCGTCGATCTGAGCCTGCGACAAGCCAAGCGCAGCCATCGCGCCAGCGTCCATATCGCCAGCCATGATCTTCAGGTAGTTGGACATGACGTCGGCCTTCAGCCAGCCCTTTTCGAGCGAGCCGTTGAAGTCCTTGGCTACCGCATTGGCATCCGTGCCAGTCCCCTTGAAGGTGCCCATTGCTGTGGCGAGTTGAATGACGCCATCCTGCATGTTCTTGTTGCCCATGCCGACATTGGTCAACGATCGCCAGTCCATCAGCGTGACCTTGCCCGTCGACAGCGCTTGAGAAAGTTGATACGCAGCGCCAGCAGCGCCCTCTGCGGTTGTGCCTGACGCGGCAGCAGCGTTAGAGAACCCCTTGATCATGGACGTCGCATCCTTGATGCCGATTCCAGCGTTGGTGAACAGACCGACGTTCTTGGTCATGTCTCCGAAGTTGTAGATGGTCTTGTCTGAGTAGGTGTTCAGGTCGTCGAGCGCCGCGGTGACCTCGGGGAGTTTCGTTCCGTACCTGGCAGTATTCGCCAAGATGGTCTGAATTGATCCCATTTTGAGTTCATACTCGCCGAACCCAGCCATGATCGGATCAAGGGTCAGGGATTTGATCATCGACGCGCCCATTTGAACTGCTTTGGCGCCGATGTTGAGAAGCGCGCCAACAGCAACAACTTCCATCGCACTGAACCGAGTAGCAACTCCATCGGCGACCTTGCCCAGACCGCTCAGGTCAAGACCCTTAGCCGCCGTTGAAAGGTTGTCGATCCCCTTCTTCGCACCGTCGAAGTTCAAACTGGCCTTCAACTTGTCCAGGGTAGACATCGAGGTCTTGGCGCCGGCTTCGAACTGCGCGTTGTTGAACCTCATGCCGACAACGCGCTCATCGATGCTGCTCATGCTGAAGTCACCGCCTTCCAAACCTCGTCGGCTATCTTGTCAAAGACCGGGCGTAGTGCAGGATTGATGAAGTCTCGACCCTGGACGTATCCGCCAGTCCCGGTGCCATGCCCGTACTGCAGAAGAACTACGATCGGGAGACCGTCGACCACATGACTGTTGTACCAGGTAATAGACTCCTGGCCAGAGGCATGTTCGACCTTGTACGACCAGGACTGGGCGCTAAGACCGGTCTCCTTCGGTGTAGCCGACGAAAGTACACTGACACCTTGCTTGCCCGCCTGGTCAAGGGCAGCATAGATCTTCTTGCTCTTGATGGCCGCCAAAAATGAATCGGTCTTCCCCCAGGAGCCAGTGCTCTCGAATGTGATCACAATGACTCCTTTTGACTAGGCGGACTTGTACTTCACATACTGAGCGTGCAACACGCCGTCAGTGCCCTTGTACCACTCGTTGTGGGGGCCAATTACCACGTCAACTGTGGCTTCGGATGAGTTGAGAGCGCCGTCATTGACGACGTTTCCAAACTGCAAGGTCAAACCATCCTTGTGCGCGGGCGCAACAAACGTACGAGTGCTACCCACGTTTCCTGAACCAGAAAGACTGACTGTCGGAGTGCCTATCTGGCGCACTGTGCATGTTAGCGCGTCACTTTGAGGGTCAGTCCCACCCAACGTCAAGGTGACCGTCCCGCCCGGTTCTACGATGCCTCCCGGAGATGCGGTAATGGTCGCCGTTGGCGCGGTGTTCGCAGCGATCGGGGCCAGTACGGCCGACGTCGTGTCGTCCAGTTGCAGGTTATCGAGCTTCCAAGAAGCCCATGTCGGCGCGGTGTTGGTTTTTCCGACACGTACCCCGTACACGGTCGTCGTGCCCGCATTACAAGCCGTGTTATTGTACACCTCAGTTGGTGTAGTCGTGTCGACGGCCGAACCTGTGAACAATCGGACGTGGAGTTCCCCGTTGCTAGTGGTCGTGCCCTTGACAACGCCGACGGAAATCCGCCATGCGGTCCCGTCAAGAGGTATGTGGGCCGTGGACGTATATAGAGTTGCGCCTGCTGCGTCGTACAAGCGGACCGCGCCATTAACCTCGATAGCGATCCGGCACGCCTGTGTTGTCCCCGTACCCGTCTGCACCTCTATGAAGCGAATCTCAGCAGACGGGACGGTAGCAGCCCCGACCACCGCATCGAACGAACAGCTGTTTGAACTGAATCCGTACCAGTCGAGGGACGATGCCGACGACGTAACGGGAGCAGTCATCAGGTAAGACCTGGTGTTGCGCAAAGCCGTCGTTGTGATGTTCAGTGTTCCGGAGCCAGCTTGGGTAAACACCAACGCATTACCTGCAGCGCCGCCAGTGTCAGCCGTATCGGATGCCGTGGTAATTGAGTGCCCGTCGGCAAGGTCTGTACGCTCAGCGGTGTTCTGATAAAGCGTCATTAGTTAACAACTCCCTTAACTGTTACTGGGGGTAGACGGGGGCGCCGTTATCCTCAAAGACGTTACAATCAGCGCCAGGTGTCCACCCAGTGCAATTGCCCGTCGTACCAACCATGCCGAATGACGTAGCAACCTTGTTCGTAGCCGAGACGACGATCCTCCCCGATACTGTGCCACGGGAGACTCGGTTCCGCTTCATGGACAAACCGTTGACATCTGCGGCTGATATGTTAAGGAACGCGCCCATGACAGACTCGTACTTGTCCAGCCAGTTGTCTTCGGCAACCGCGTACCCGTAACCACCAGCAACGTTGTTCGTCAGGAGCAAACACGACGTGTACCCACCGAAAAGGGAACATCCGGTAATCGACAAGGACACATTTCCCTCACACTGGCAGGCGTCCGAGTGCGACCCGTCCGTGTGTGACGTATCCGGTGGGTTCGCATAGTGAGGCCCGCATTCGAGTACGCAATCCTCGTAGATAGCGTAATCAGATGGCGACGCCCCATAGGGCATGGTCGCGTCGATGAAACCATGGACGTGGGAACGTTTCAGTGTGAAGTTACGTCCCCGGACCCCAGTGGTCTGGTTGTACGTCTCTGCGCCTGCTTGAACGCCAATATCGGCGAAGGTAATGGCCGCCGACCCAGAGACAACATATAGACCGTTTCGTGCAGTCGTGGTGTACGGGGTCCGGACAACAAGGTCGTCGATAGTGACGCCCGCAGCATGGACCTCCAAGTGCCCATTGACCCACAGGTGGTCGTAGTGCGCGTTGGCCGACGTGATATCCATGTCACTGTTGACTACGGTGAAGTCCGCGGGGTCAAGTCCTACACGAGGGCCAACGTTACGAGAACCCCCCGTCGCAAGGGGTTTTGTGACCCGGTGCTGGAAACCGTCTTCGACGTTATCTGCACGTCCATGCCGAATCAGCGTCGTTGCATTGCTCCGGTACCAAACGTCTTCGCGAAGCGTGGTCATCTCTGGAACCAGTTGTCCATAGTGACCACCATGACTGCCACCGGATCGGCAGAACAGAAGAAGTTGAAGCAAAGATCTTCCCGCGAGGACGGC